GAAATTCTTTTTAATACGTATTAAAATCAATATTCATTTATTAAATTATTATAATTATTGTAATTATTATAATTATTATAATTATTCTAATAATTATTATTATAAACTGTCAAATACTCTAGTGTATTATTATTCTAGATATCTTATAAAATGCAAAATTATCCGATTTTACAAAAAGAATATATTTCTATTAATAATATTATTTCGGTGCATAGTAATTTTACTAAATATCTTGATTGGGCGCTGAATCACGTTCAAAATATACAATTTAATTCTTCTAGTGCAGTTGAAATACCACTGACATTCTATCCTATTGCCAAGAATATTCGTATTCCATCATCTCATATGGCTAAAAATATTATGAATGGTACACGAAGCTTTATTAATAACACGGCTAGGGACGGAGAAGCTAGTTTTTGGCAAAATACATTACATCGTGGAGATTGGTATCCCTGGTTATGGGCTAGAGGCCGTCTAGAAAAACAAAATTATTCTAATATTGAAGGCTGGCAATACTATTTTAAAAGTTTTACTAATCAACATTCTCTTATAACTTCGAATGCACTATCGCAAAGTACTAACAATCTTTTACCACCACCTGAAAATATAAAATTATTCTTTATTTATTTAGCTTGTCTAAAATACACTTTTCAATTGCAAGATAATTATATTCAACTAATGAATGATTATCGTAAACAAATGCAATGGCCTGATATATCATCTGTAAAGATTTTAGCAGTTCAAATAAGAAGGGGTGAAACTTGCACCAAAGATGGTTCTAAAACTGATAGGGAATTTTTTCCATTATCTTATTATATTGAAAAAATAGAACTCCTTCTTAGAAATAATGATTATGAATATATTTACATATCAACTGATAGCAATGAAGAAATTGATAAGATAAAAGAATGTAAACCTGAATGGAAATTATTATATTTACCTATTGACAGACAACAGTTTTTTAGAATGAATGAAAATGCTAATAAAAATAATAGAGATTTGCACACAGCAACAGATTTAGAAGATAGTTGCAGACAATATCCGGAATCAATACCATTTATAGTAGATTCTGGACTAGCAGATTTATATTTTATTAGCATCTGCAATGGATATATATCAACCCTAGGTGAATCTGAATTTTCTCGTTGTGGATGGTATTTACAAATGGCCGAACAAGGTATTTTAACACCTTATATTGATGTTAATTCTGGAAAATTACCTCTTGATATGAACCAACGAGATAAACTTTTACTAATTTAATTTGTATTTGTATTTGCAAAATCTCATTGCATCTCATTGTATCTCATTGTATCTCATTGCATTTTATTGCATCTCATTGCATCTTATTGCATCTCATTGCATCTTATTGCATATGTATTTTTTATTATTTTTTATTATTTCTAGATGCTAGATAAATCATAAGATACTTTATCAGACACATCAATAATGAAATTCAAAATAGCTATTATTGCTCCGGGTATTATGTCTATTCCACCTCCTGGATGGGGTGCTGTTGAAATTCTTATTTGGGATTACTATAATGAATTGCAATTAGCAGGTCATGATGTAATTATAATCAATAAGATACGCACCAATCCGAGTGAACAAGCTCATCCTGGAACGGTATACTGTCGCGAACTCATTAGCGAAATTAACCTAGGCGGATTTGATTTCGTCCATCTCCATTATGATGTTCTATTTCACATAATTCCTTTTCTAACCGCTAAAATGATTGGCATAACTAGCCATTATCCTTACATTGATAACTTGGATAAACATCAATTGGACGGGTTTAACGGGATATTCCAATTTATGATTCAAATGCCAAAGTCTCAATCGCAATCTCAATCACACACCCAGATTTTAATAAATTTTGTTCTAGCAGATAAGGATATTAAATGCCTCATAAAGCACGGGGCGGATTCTAAATATATTTTTAAATTAGAAAATGGTATTACTGATAGGTTTAAGTGCAAGTCTGTTGTAGAAGCGGCACATATGGATAAAACTATTTACTTAGGTAAGATAACATCACGCAAAGGCCAATCGCGATATTGCAATCTAGAAGGAATACATATAGTCGGGCCGGGTGGCGAAGGACTTGCAAATTATCACGGCACCTGGTCTCGGGATGAAGTATATACTAAGCTAGGCGATTATGGTAATTTATTGCTACTTTCAGAAGGGGAAGCCGATCCACTAGTAGTCAAAGAAGCTATGATGGCCGGTCTTGGTGTTGTTATTAACGAGACTTCTGGTAAAAATATAGACCGTAATTTAGATTTTGTTTCAATAATACCAGATTCACGGCTAGATGATATCGCATATATTCAATGTGTGATAGATAATAATCGAAAAATAAGTTATCAAAAAAGAGATGTAATACGGCAATACGCAAGAGAACATTTTTCCTGGTCGCCACTTATTACCAAATACATTGGTGTAATAGAAAATCAACTTTCAAGTATTTATATCCCTTAAATGCCTAAGATTTTAAAAAATCTTAGGCGGTTAAAGGATACGTGGTTGTGAATAATAATAATACAAATAAAACCATTTATCTATTATTTGATTACTATAGTCTGGATTTATTAGATTGAATAATTCTGGGGATTGTTGATAGCAAGTAGCTAAAATTTGTTGGTCGCATCCTATAAAATATCCATTCTCTAGATACATATCAAAATTCCGATAAAATAAATCTATCAACTTAAGAAAAGGTTCACGACCACCACCAAATATGGCACCTGACAAATGGCTTTCATTCTGGAAGATTATTTGGTTTGGACCATTGAAATCTTCTACCAATACTATATCTATCTTGCCACTAGATATATTTTCATATCGCGGATATCGCATTATCTGCATATAGTTTTCGCAAATAAATCTAGAATCACGTAATGAACCTATATCATTCCAAATAAATTTATCACTACCAAATGGATTCAGTATAATTGCCTCGCGTACTAATACTAGCTTGGAATTCCATATCATATAACATTCTTTGGTGCGAATATCACGCGTAGGATCTTTCCTACATTGGTCTTTCCAAATATCCGGATATCTTTTTACTATATCCAAATCCTGTAATTCTTTAATTATTACTTTTACACCGCCTAAATTTGAATCAAAATTAGAATGAGATCTATTATATAATGCTAGAGAATTTATCCAATCCGCTTGTTCTGCTGATGTAAATATGATAATATTACATTTAATAGTTAATAATAGATTTATGATCCATTTAGCATATTCATCAAATGTATGTTTGGATTTTACTTTATAATAACACGTAATTAAAGTTGCTGATGGTGTTGCCATTTTATTAATTAATTTTTAGTTATTTTTAAATTATTTTTAACTTATTATGATAAAAATAAATCTTTAATATAATTAAGAATATAATTAAAAATATTATAATGTATAACAAACTTTCTAAATCTATTGTAAAGCAAAAATATAAGAAAACTAAAAAATATAGAAAATCAAAGGCAAATAAAAGACATATACTAAATGGTGGTTCTATGGAAGTAGCTCATATGCAACTACCAGTACCAGACATATTAACTAAGGAATATTTAAAAGAAAATCCAGATTATTGTTATAAATTATATGAATCATCAATTAACTTAGTTGGAGAGAATAAATACCAGTTTGTGCTTGAATTATTGCAAAAATGGTTCAAGAAAAATGCTAGTGATGATACTACTAAAAAATTTTTTAATCCATATCTTACATTACCAATTCCATTTATTACTGAAGTTCAAGATTCTATCGGCTTTACAACGGATTTTTATTATAAATGGTATATGTCAAAAAATCCTGAATTAAAAGTATTAATAACAGAAACTGAAGTTATTACAAAAATAGATACAACTTGTACAATAACAACTTCTGTCGGTGAAAAAACATTTCCAATATATGAAACTTTATTAGCTCAAATATGTCGCGATATTTGCATATTATTAGTTAAAAAACATTTTTTTGAAGATGATATATTACAAAGCGGAATAAGGCGTATAGCAAACAAAAGAAATACACGCAAACTAGCAAATACAAATATGGAGTTGTTTATTAATCTACTTAAAAAATGTAATGATTGCATAAAACATAATTATAATTATTTATTAGTTTGTCAAATATGTGATGAATTTATGGTAAGTATATCAACATTTGCAAATTATACAAGAGATTATCTATATAATAATAAATTTATATTTTTTCCTACTACAAGTCAAGTATCATATCAATCTATGGTTTTACTAATAACAGCTCCAATAATAAATTTTAGATTAAATAATAGAATGAGAGAAACACATACAGTTCTAGGATATCCAACTTATGATTTTAATCATAATGTAGCAGATCATGCCAAAACATCACACAAACTAGATGCTTTTATGTTCGATGAAAATATGAAACCAAATTTTCAACCTTGGTTTACAAATATAAGTAATTTTATTAAAATATTAAGCAAATATTTTTTTGTTCCACCAAAAGATAAAGAGAAAAGCAAACAATATACAACTGACAATATAATTGAAGATAAAACAATGTATTCATTTGTTTTATTTGCTTTATTACATGAATATATTGATTTCTGTTTTTTGGTATTAATGCCTAAAATTATAAAAATGAATGCTGAAAATCTAGTCTTACCAAAATCTATATTAGATCAATTATTAACATATTTAACTCGTGTTGCACAAGCTGATAAATTGAATAGTGTCATTAAATTTAATGAAGAAGACATGTTCGCGCTATATGCTGAAGATGAACCATTTACGTCTGTGATTAATTATTTTGTAGAAACCATAATTACAGAGGCAAATAATCCAGAAACTGGAACATTATTTAAGGAAAATATACAATTTTTATATAATACTTTATTATTATATTTTAAAGAAAGCAACATTATAGACCTACAATTTTATGCAACATTAAATACAGATTTACTTATACATATACAAACGGAAGATAATTAATAATTATATCAGCCTTACTTGGTATATTAGGCATATCTAGGGATGATGGTATAGGTGTAGTATTCAAAGGCCATTTATATCCTATCCCCTCTAGAATATCATTTCGCACTAGAGTAATTTCAAATACATTAGGTATAATCACCCCACCATCCTGGATATGAGTCGCACATCCATTATTAGCGTGTAAATGCATAATTGTATGTGTTTTCTTAATAGTCGCTAGAAATTCTAATAATACATTATCACTATTACCGCACGCCGCTAAATTGGTATAATAATTCGGGTGTTTGCGAATATCTGCGGGGCTATGTATCTCTAGCACTAGTTGCCTTATTTTAGGCATCAAGCCATTTTCTATAATGGATTTGAATAATCCATATTCGTGCCCTTCAATATCAATCTTCATAAATATATTTTCATAAGGCTGGATATATTCCTCTAGGTTAGACATTTCAAAACCATTAATATGACCTAGATTTTTTTTAAAAAAATGTATTTTAGCTGCATTCCTGGCACGTGGGATACTATTGACTGTTCCATCAAATGCTAAACAAGAATTCAAATCAGGATAATAATCTAGAAGGGCATCTTCAAAACTAATATCATCAGATATCCCACCACTAATAAACCCATCATAGCCACTAGATGTGCCAGTTGTGCCAGTTGTACCAGATGCGCCAGATAAATCAACAATCACATAACCCCCATCATTTGCCTTTCCTATCCTTTTCTTAGGAAAAGGACATTCAAATACCGTAAGTGCTTCTAGAGACATCTAAATAAATTGGCTAAGTTTTTTAAGTTTTCTAAGTTTTTAAGTTTTCTACTTTGCTAGTTTGCTAGTTTGAAAACACAATTAAAAAATAAATAAAACACGAATTAAATTCATACATTAAATCTATACATTACACATTGCGAAACTTGCTAGTAATAGTATCATATACTGTTGCCCAAGGCGGATATATATCACTTGTATTTTCATCTGTAAATCCGTGGCAAGTTTTATTAACCCACGGATATGGCATATATATATGTTCTCGTGCTTCTAAATCTGTAGCAGAATTAATACGAGATTGTTGAAAATAACATCCAAACCAGCTCATTGTAGAATTAGCGCATATACCTCCACGACATTGCGACATAATATATAAAGTATCCAGTTCATCATCTTTATTTGATTGCAACGTGAAATCAGTTATTTGCCGAATAGGTTTCAAATAGTTTTCTAGTTTCTTAGAATATTCATTAGTGCAAACAATAAATAGTGCAGCAGGACTAGCTTTTTTTATTCTAGAAATGCATTCCACATAATATGATTCTAGTGCAATTCGATACAATTCATTATCAACATAATCTCCTAATCGTATATGAATAAAATAAGTATTACCTAATACTGACGTATTAGTTAATAGGGTATTATGAAAGTTGCCATATTCTTGGTTTATCTCTTTTATAGGACGGGTAGGGGTGATTGAAATCAAGCTAGGATAATCATCGGGTAGGTACCGAGGATTTATAAAATATCCATCTAGCACAATATTTCCACGACTTTGAATAATATCTTTTGATATGCGAGTTGATATATCCACGTATTGAAATGATTCAGTTTCACCCGCCTTATAAACAAAATGACCATCTGGAATATTACCATCTATAATTCGTAAGGGCATCTCTGGTTTGTTAAATAATTTTGATAGAGTTTGCATTGTCTTATTTGCAGGTTGATGACTGTTAGGTATAAAATGCACTTTTGAGATTATCAATTCTCGATTATATTCTCTAGCAAGTGAAATAGCAGCACCTAGTTTAAAAAGTTGATTTCCTAGACCACCATTAATTTGCGGGCATAGATAACCTAACGGTATTTGAACAGGTACTGATACAGGCTTAGGATTATGTGTTATTAGGATTGGAACTTTAATCATATCTAGATACTTTGTTTCATGTTTATAATTGTGAAATGATATTTTTTTCATATCTAATGCATTATCTGAATACAATGAATCAATCTTTGGAGATGGTTCAATACCGGCGTGATTAAGATGATATCCTACCATAACATCTTCCGCTAGAAATATTTTTACTTCTTTTTTATTTTTAAATGTATCTAATGCACGATTACTAATATAATAAAGTGGTCCAGTACAATAATGAACCACTGGAAAAGTTGTTCTATATTCCGGATTATTATTAAAATCATAAATACATTCCCGTTTAACATTACTTTTATAACCACAATAATCTATTAAAGCGAGCTTAGAAGAAGTAATTAAATCCACTAGATGGACTACATTAGGTATAATGTCATCATCACACTTAAATACACCTGTTATTTCTGTAAATAAGTCTATAATGGCACGAAACAATGATAATGTTTTTAGGTTCAAACTATAATAATCATCTGGCGTGTTAAGAATTAAATAATGGTCTTCTAGAATATGGTTCTGGTTATGGCTAGTGTCTTCAAATTCCGGCCTAGAAGTATCTCCATAAATTATGAATATTTCAAAATGTTGTTGAAAATTCTTTGACACTAAATAATTATATACAATGGTGGCTTGTTCTAAATTCTTCTTACAAGAATATATGAAGAATAAATATTTTGTATCTGGCATTATTAGTGCAATTTCTTATTTAAATTATTTATTTTTTATATTTATTTTTTATAATAAAGCGCAACGCACAATTAACATATATATGTATATATGACAAATAATGCTATTACAAAATTATTTAAAAAATATTAAAAAATCTCATATCCTATTAGTAATAGTAATATCATACTAACTAGAAGAATTTATTAATTATGAATAATTCTAATATTCAATATACATCCACATCACCCACACAGGAGAATTACTGGTTTCAAGACCTAGCAGGAACAATATTTAATCTAGATATGGCAATCAAAATAATTCCTAATAGTGATATGACATATGCTGAAAAAATAAATGCACTTGTTCGTTTGAGTATTTATATAGGTGTTATCCTAGCTCTCTTCTACGCAAATTTCCTCTTTCTCTATATCCCTATTCTCACTATGCTAGGGACTTATGTGTTATATTTATTCCGGCTAGATGCCCTAGATAAAACTCGTTCTACAGTCGGCCCCAATGCCACACTAGGCCAAATCCCTGGAAAGGCAATGAATTCCCTTATGTCAAAAAATATGAGTGGTATGAGTAGTATAGGAGGTACAGGTGGTATCTCGGCTAATGGAGAAACATTTGAAGATATATTGAATATTCGCCAATGCGTGAGACCAAGTGATGAAAATCCTTTTATGAATCCTCTAGTGTTTGATTCCCGATTACGTGATGCCGCGTGTGATGCCGTGAAACCCGAAAATCAGTTGAAAATAGAGAAAGAATATAATCAACACGTTATAAAAGATATTTCCGATATTTGGAATCATAATTCCGGCCGGCGACAATTTTATACTGTAGCTAGCACTACTTATCCAAATGACCAACCGGCATTTGCTAATTGGCTCTATAAACGGGGGCCAAGCTGTAAAGAATCATCAGGTGCACAATGTATTGCAAATTACTATACACCTCTCAATGGTGGGCTTATCACCCCGGGATATGGTTCTAGAGCATAAAGTTAAACAAAACAAATGAGATTATATAGAATATATAAAACAATATTAACAAAAATTGATTGTTTGTAGGTCTTCTCTAGATTATATTTTCTAGAAATTGTTTCTATAGTTTGTGAAAATGTTCACGGCATTCTTCTTATTTCTTAGTTCTATGCTAAATATTACTTGGAGCATAGGTTTCGTTCTAATTAGTATCATTGGAGTAGGTGTTAACCTTTATAAGGTTTCGGGCTATCGGCTAGAACAATTTCGTAAAACTATCACACACGCATCAATCTGGAATAATGATGAGCCGGAAGGCTGGTTTGCTGGCCGCTGGTTCTTTGGTTATCTTCACAAATCAGAAAGCAGTCGCGGTAATATTAACTATGAGTTATATCTTGTATGCACCGTGCGATTTTATAATGTCCGCATTGCAAAAATAGAAGATGTTGATGACTCAGCTGCTACTAGTGCCTCTTATAATAAAGAAAAAGGCACCAAGAAATTTATAACATTCTATACTCTAGAAGGCAATACCTATTACAATCGAAACTATTCCAATCGTCCACTAGCACTAACCAAATTTGAACCACGTCCCTGCCAATCCGCAATAGTCAAAAAATTACGCGCAGAATATGATGCTAAAGGATATGTTGTTGCACTACTATATGGATTACCTGGAACTGGTAAATCAATGGTTCCGTATTTTCTAGCAAAGAAGCTGTTGGATTCTCCCAAAGAGATTAGCAAAGTTTCATTGGTTGATAGCTTTAATCCTTTTCAACCTGGTGATTATTTCAATTCCCTCTATAACAAGGTTTCTCCGAGCAAGGATTCTCCATTGATTGTGGTGCTAGAAGAGATTGATATGCCGGTTAGTAAGATGCACGATGGGACTCTTACAGCACACCGGGATATCCCTACCCAGATTACTAATAAAACGGATTGGAATCAGTTCTTTGACCGGTTTGACCGATTGCAATATCCATATATCTATTTCATTATAACTACTAATAAGTCCGCTAGCTATTTTGATGAGCTTGATGCTAGTTATATGCGTCGCGGACGGGTTAATATAAAATGCGAATTCTAGAATGGATATCTATTTTTATATTGGAAAATTGATTTTTTCTATTATTTTTATATTTTTATATTTTTTCAATATAAAATAGAATTTATAGATTTAATTACTGGATATAATCATTAAATATAATCATTTATTGAATATATTACAATGGCTCGTAGAAAGAATATACCATTTGAGAAATCCTTTGCTAGTCATGAAAAAGCGCAATATTGGAGTGATAAGAATGAATTAAAACCTAATGAAGTTAGTAAATGTTCTAATCTTAAATTTTGGTTTAATTGTGATAAATGTCTGCACGATTTTGAAAGTGTATTATCTAGTATTGCAGGTGGTAATTGGTGTGGTTTTTGTAGTCATTCCAGATTATGCAATAATGAAAAATGCATTATGTGTTTTGAAAATAGTTTTGCATCGCACGAAAAAGTGAAATATTGGAATTATGAATTAAATAGTGCAATAAAACCTAGAGAAGTTTTCAAATCAAATAATAAAAAATATTATTTTACTTGTGCTGATTGTCATCATAATTTTAATATAGCGTTAAATAATTTATCTTCAAAAGCAGAAAAATGGTGCCCTTATTGTGGTAGAAATAAATTATGTGATGATGTTAATTGTCAAAGATGTTTTAATGGTTCTTTTGCATCACATAATAAATCTAAATTATGGAGTGCTAAAAATAAAAATTTAACGCCGCGACAAATTACAAAGAGCACTGGGAAGAAATATTGGTTTACTTGCGATGATTGCACGCACGATTTTGATATGGCAATCAGTCATATAGTAAGAAATGATAGAGAAAAAAATTGCCCAATTTGTTCTAGTCAATATCTATGCGAGGATGATGAATGTAAAATATGTTTTATAAAATCATTTGCTAGTAGTCCAAAATATAAATACATTGATAATGAAAAACATAAAGATGTTAATTTTAGAAAAATTTTCAAAAGTGCAAATATTAAATATTGGTTTAATTGTGATTGTGGACATTCCAGTGAAATGTCATTAAATTCAGTTAGTAGCGGTTGTTGGTGCAGTTATTGCTGTGTTCCACAATTGAAATTATGTGATAAAGAAGATTGCCAAAGATGTTTTGAAAAATCCTTTGCTAGTCATACGTATGTTAAATTTATGGTAGATAAAGATGTTAATCCTCGTATGATATTTAAAACAACTCATAATAAATTTAATTTCAAGTGCGCAAAAGGTCATCATTTTTTAAAACAAATATCATTAATTACATTATATTCAGGATGGTGTCCAAAATGCATTAATAAAACAGAGCAAAAGCTATATGAAGAATTAAAACAGATATATTCAAATTTAATTTTCCAGTATCGTGTTGAATGGTGTAAGAATGAAAATACAAAATGCTATATGCCATTTGATTTTGCACTAGAAAAACAAAAAATAATAATTGAATTAGATGGACAACAACATTTTATCCAAGTACAAAACTGGGGAAATCCTGAAGAAAATCAAAAACGAGATAAACTTAAAATGCAAAAAGCTAATGAGAATGGCTTTTCAGTCATAAGAATTACTCAAAAATACTTAACAATTAGAAATTCAAATTGGTTAGAGATATTACTACACAATATACAGCACGTAATTAGTGAAGCAAAGGTTCAAAATATTTATATTTGTCAAAATAATGAATATGAAATTTTTGCGAAATAATTAAATAAAATTTGTTTTATTGCGTGTGTTTTTCGTGTTTTCTTTTTATTTTACTTCTAGATATATATTAAATATATATTGCTATTTAGAATGACTAGTTTAAATCTTAAGAAATTTGATATGGCGTCAATACCAAAAGGCTCAATTTGCCTTATGATTGGTAAACGTAATACAGGAAAATCTTTTTTAGTTCGAGATTTCCTTTATTATAAACGTGATATACCAATAGGAACAGTAATTTCAGCATCAGAATCAAGTAATACGTTCTATGGACAGATGTGCCCTTCATTATTTATTCACGATTCTTACAACCCAGAAATCATTGCAAATCTAGTAAAAAGACAAGAATTAGTCACTAAAAAAATGAAACAGCAACAGGCAATGTATGGAAAAAGTAATATAGACCCAAATGGCTTTTTAGTTCTAGATGACCTTATGTTTGATGCAAATACGTGGATTAAAGACCCAAATATTAAAAAAATTTTTATGAATGGACGCCATTTTAATCTAACATTTTTACTTACAATGCAATACAGTCTTGGTCTAGGGCCAGCATACCGCGGGCAGTGCGATATAATTTTTTTGTGCCGAGAAAACTATGTTTCCAACCGAAAACGTCTTTATGAACATTATGCAGGAATGTTTCCATCTTTTGAAATATTTTGCCAGGTTATGAATCAATGCACGGAAAATTATGAGGTTTTAGTTATAAATAATTTGATAAAGAGTAACCGTATAGAAGATTGTTTATTTTGGTATAAGGCTTCAGAACACCCACCTTTTAAAATTGGTGCTCCCGAATTTTGGCAATATCATAGTAATAATTATTCAGATGCTGGTGATGAAGAAGAAGAATTAGATATTAATTCTATCAAAAAGAATAAAAACGCCATATCCGTAAATGTCAAGAAAACTTATTAAGAGTTCTACATCACAATAATCATCAACACTAAAAACTAATGCAACCAATAGCACATCCATAATAAAATTGATTTAAAACACATAAACACATAACCACTAGCCATATATCTACATAGCCACATTCATATAGCATCCCATGTTCCGTGCATTGATAACAACAATTCCCTTTACACAAAAATCCGCGCTCACTAATTTCGAATGGAATCACCTTCCACGCTCAATCTTAAATGATATCGCGCAATTCATCCACCTAGAACGCTTATTCTATCCTGATAAGCAATCATTATACAACGTTAAACCATTTATTCATATTGCCAAGAACACTATGCATAACTCTTTAGAATCAATTCCTCTTCCAGAATATAAACCACTAAGTAGCAAATATTGCAATAGTTATCTAATTGATACTTTCATCCGTGATTTATCAGTTTATAACAATCCAGATAATAAGATTCTAGTGTCTAGAAACTGGATTGACTATAATCAGCATTATAAACATCTAAAAATATTATCGGTGCAAGAAGTATTTGATTATCATATTGAATTTGCAGCTTATATGAAATATTTACATAGCGCACGATGCATTCCTGATTCTAATGATAAATATCATACACAATTCCTTGATAAATTGAAAAAGCTAAATTGAACCTTGAAACAATGTTTTATTTATTGCTTTTGCTTTTTTCTTGTTTTTTGCATAGTTTCATTCTAGATATCTTTCTAGATATATAATAGCCAGATATAAGCCAGATAACAAGCCAGATTACAAGCCAAATAAAACTTATAATAATGTCATTACAAATCCGTGCAGATGGAATTATGGATCCAGAAGGGAGATATCCTAATCCCCTTACCGGACAACCTTATTCCAAAGCATATCGTTATATGGCAATGGAAAAACGTAAACCCGATGGTAGTCAAGATGGTTGGGTACAATGGGCAACTTGGCGCGACCGTATCGATATTATCAAAAAAATCCATAAATCCAACATCTTGCTAGTTAAAATTCCACCCGGAACTGGTAAAACTGTTATTATTCCAAAATTACTATTGCATTACTTTGGATATCAAAAACCAGTAATATGCACGGGCCCCAAGCAAGTAACTGTAGAAAAATCAGCAGAATATGCAGCTAAATGTCTAGATGTCCCTTATTATGCCATGGATGATAAGGGTGATGAAATAAAAAACCCTGAGCGCGAACACGGTGATAATAGATATCCTACCGGTTTACGCATAGTAGGATATAAACACGGTAATGAAAAAAGAATGTCAAATGCCAGCACAAAATTATTATTTACCACTGATGGATGGGTTAAAGAAAATATAATCCGTGATGATGCCAATCTTTCTAAATATGGAGGTGTCATTGTGGATGAAGTACACGAACGTAGCGTCAATATCGATATTGTAATTGCTCTCCTGATGGATATAATCAAACGCCGACCAGATTTCAAAGTTATCTTCGTAAGTGCCACTATGGATTTAAATTTATTTGAAGATTATATGAAGAGAATCAATCTAGGGAATGCATACAGTATATATACTTTACCCGATACCCAGATTGCAACACCTTTCAAACGTACTTTGGTAAAAGATACAAAGCGTGTAGATTCAATGCAACTTGTAGATGTGGTTTATAAGAAAATCAACGAGATCATTCTTAACCCACGACTCCCAGTTGGTAATATCCTTGCTTTCGTAACCAGTGAATCAGAGACTGGCAAGATTAAGAAGAAAATCGAAAAGAATATGAAAAACTATCCTATCAACAATAAACCATATCCAATTGCATTTACCCGTATTACATCTCCATATGAACAAAAGCTAGCTACTGATAAAAATAGCCTACAAACTATAAAACCCACACCCGATGCACCACAAGGATTTGCCCGTAAAGTGGTAATAGGCACTAACGTAGTAGAAAGTAGTGTTACATTTGATGACCCGCTAGTATATGTAATAGAAACCGGTCTTTCCTTTGAAAAAATATATGATGCCGCGCATTATTGTTTCAAAACTGGTAAATTTGAAATCGCACGAGCTAGCATAGATCAACGATGTGGTCGAACCGGTCGCACTTGTGATGGTACCTGTTATCAACTTTATCGGCAATCTGATTTTGATAACTTTAAAGAATTCACACCACCAAAAATCCTACAAGAAGACCTAACTGGGGATTTTCTTAATATCATAATTATGCCTATGAATGGCAATTTACAAAAAGGACTAGAATTTCTCTCTCGTATGATTGAACCGCCTAAGAATTATCAACCCGCAATATATAGGGCATATAATAATTTGCTTAATATGGATTTGATTGATTCCGCTGGTAATATCACTATGTTAGGGCGTATTTGCAATTCATTTAATAAGTTTGATTTGAAAATTGCGAAGATGGTGGTTGGTAGTTTTTATTTGCAATGTCATAATCTAGCTATACCGCTAGGAGCCATCTTGCAAACGGTAATGGGTTTTGATGATATCTTTTATAAACCACCTAGTATGGATGATGACCCCGCCTTGGAAAGACAATATGAAGCTAATATAAAAAGGTTAAAAGATGACCGTGGAGACCATATGACTTTATTACGGATTTATTACTTTTGGGTAAATGCGCCTGATCCTAATACATTTGCAGAAGAAAATGGGCTAGAACTCCGTACACTTAGAAAGATACAATTAACAGAAAAAGATTTGATGAAAGAGGCTGAAAAGATATTACCTTATCTAGATAATTTGAAATTATTCAATATGCCTAATCTGATTCCTGGTGTGCAAGCTGGTGGAGTAGTCTATGAATCTCTCGGGCAACAAGAGCTAGACGATGTTGATATTAATAATTTTCAGCCATATAGATTTGATGGTGAGGTAGATTATGAAGAAGACGGAGAATATAATTTGCTAGGCGGTGGAGAGGAGACAGAGTCTGATGATGATTCTATTTCTAGCGATGAGGATGAACGAGAAATACACGCCATTACTAAAATGCCTAATTCTAAAGAAATAGATGGTATTATTAGGAATATGTACGGTGGTCTAGGTGGAGTGCGTGGCCTAGGTGATGCGGATGATGGTACTGGAAAAATAAATTCTTTATTATTAAGTAATCTAGCCTCCCGGGATGCGGTTAATAGTCAGGCAATTATTCAAAATTATAACACAGGTACTAACTTATATGATATCACTGGTAGCTATGGTGGAGGAAGGAGTAATGATGTTTTTAGAGCATCTAGAGATGATTCAACAAGCCCAATTCAAAAAAACAAATTGCAAACACGCAAAAATGCCAGAACAGGAACCCGAGGAACTAAAAACCAAACAACCCATTTAATATCTAATCTAGCATTTGAAAGGCATTTATCAACTCTAGATGGTGGCGCCAAAGGTAAAAAACCAGATGCAAAACCAAATGTAAAACCAGACGCAAAACCAAATGTAAAACCAGACGCAAAACCAAATACAAAACCAGGTGATAAAAAAGCTAATCCTGATGATATAGAAGTTAAGAAACGTCTAGAACGTAATAAGAAAATTATGGAAGTAATTACATTAAAAGGTTTACCACAAAAGACTCTAGCAATACCAGCAGATAATATAAGTCGATTATATGCAGCTCTTTTTTATGGATATAGTAATAACATTGCGGCTTATACTGGTTCGGCTAAGAAATATCACGTTAAATTTAGCCCTGAAAAAGGCAGTATCAATAAAACAATATTTGATTATAACACTACGAATCCAACACCTGCATGGATAATATATCATGAATTTAGTATAACCAAGTCGCCAGGAAAACCAGATGATTCTAGAATGAGTATCGTCAGTGAACTAAAACAACAAGATTTCCTTACGTTTCTAGATATTAATGAAATTAGGAAGCAACTATAATTTAAGGAAACCTAGGTTCCTTTAAAACTTCCCAACTTATCTTATCATTCTTATCATTCTTATTATTCTTATTATTCTTATTATTCTTATTATTTTTATCATTAAGGAAATCTTATTTACTATCGTATTTGATTAAAATAAAAGTTATCTTTTTTTTTAATTTTATTTGTTTTGCATTCTAATAATCATATTTCTATTCTAGTAGTTATTTATATTTTTAATATTTTTTTATTAATTCAAAGTAAATAGAAACTAGTAATTGCTAATAATTATATCTTCTAGAATGACTAGTATAATAACTGGTAATATAGCAGATTTCCCCGAGCAGTTAAAATCTATTCTAGAAAAGACTGTAAAATATGAACGATTTATTACTATTCGGGATAACTCATATGAAAAGCAATTAACTATTTCTATTTCTGCTGCTATTGCAAATGGTATTGCAAATGGTATTGCAAATGGTATTGCAAATGGTATTGCAAATGGTATTGCAAATGGTATTGATATTTATAATGTAGTTAGAGATGGTGTATTATATTTATATATATTTCACGTAGTAAAAAGGGGTAAAAAGAATATAGATCCTAGAGACCACGAGCAAGCACCAACAACAAATAAAGAGCTAGTAATCAATTTCAAAGATGCCGTATCTTATAATATTACTATTGCACCTAAAGGAGTAGCCAACATTAGTAAAAATCTAAAAAAACATAAGCTAGAGATGATTACACGGATTGATGAGTCGCATACTTTATATAAATTTATGAATAAGTATATTTTAATGATAGATAGCAATGGTGTTTTGTTTTATTATCCTGATTCTATAGCTATAACCCCTTTGAAATCGTGGGTTGAATTATCTGCAAGTAAGAATAATCTAGCATTGCTGCTAGATGATACTACTATAACTTTGGATAAATATTTATTGCTAAATAAATTTGTTTCTCTAGAATGCAATCTAGACACAGACGCATATGGATTATATGATGTTCTAGGATATAGTTCCTTATCCGGTAATGTAGCTATTACATCATCTACTGATATACAAAAACAGAATACTCTAGAATTGGAAAAATGTGATCAACCTC